ACCCGAATGGGAATCTTGTACCAGATGAAATTGTAGCATTTAGATTTGAAAACAATTATGACAACGACAGCGAAGAAGACGACGACTAAAAAAGATCCACTTGAACTTCCATTAAAACCATTTGCTTTTGAGGTATTACATCTTTTATCAAAGCAAAAATCAAAAGCAAAAAAAGTTGAAGTATTAAAAAGATATGAAGACCCATCTTTGAAAGCATTATTCATATGGAACTTTGATGAGACTATCATATCTGTTTTACCAGAAGGTGAAGTCCCTTACACAGGTTATGACGAACAGACAACAAACAGTGGAACTTTAACAACAAAAATATCTCATGAAGTTCGTAAAATGCATGAGACAGGTTCTTTCTCAATGGGTACAGGTGATAAACAAGGACACACTACAATTCGTAGAGAGTACAAAAACTTTTATCACTTTTTGAAAGGAGGTAATGATTCTTTGAATAACATTCGTCGTGAGACAATGTTTATTAATATTCTTGAAGGATTGCATCCACTTGAAGCAGAGATTATTGTTCTTGTAAAAGATAAAAATCTTGAAACAAAGTACAAGGTAACAAAGGAAATTGTTTCAGAAGCATATCCAGACATTACATGGGGAGGTAGATCATGACAACTAAAACTAAACCAGAACCAAAGGAAAAGAAGGAATTGATTTGGACAAGTCAAGAAAAAGAAAATCATAAGAGTGAGTATGGTTGTGAAATTGTAATAGAGAATGGAACTCTAGAACAAGTATCAACCACAAATGCACCCACAGATGCTTGTGTCGTTACATACGAATACAATGAGAAGGTTTGCTATGACCTTACAAGGGGTGCGAGAGTCAAGTTGTTTGATATGTATTACGATAAGTTTAAAACAGGTTTAAAGATGATTGACTATGGTAAGGGTACAATCAAACCTGCGTTGTGGGGATACAATGATCCAAAACCTAAAACCAAAAAGCGAAAGTGATTTCAAAAATAGAGCAAAAAAATTTCCCCAAAATTTTTCGCATGTAGGGTTTTCTGTAACAAAAAATACAATACTGCTTGCATATATAGTATGAATGTGTTAAAATAAACACATCGTTCATCCTGATGATAGAAATCACACTATTGGCATCACTCCTTACTGAACATAATGCCTCCCATTGGGAGATGTCTTGCTCAGAATGGAATCAAAACAGAATTGAGATACTTAGTGATAAGAATCTTAACTCTGATGCTCACGAGTATCTTATTGATTACTTGAGAACTAAGGTGTCAGATGACTGTGACGCTGACAGCATTGGACGCAAGTAAGCCGACTCGGAACGGGTACGTTCATCTCCTACGGGAGACGCAAAAGCCGACTGAAGGAACGGATTTAAAACATCCAACTACTTTAGGAGAAACCAAATGGCACAAGTCACATACCGTGGTGTCGTATAAGACACTGATAGAAACAAAGCAAAGCAGACTAACAAGGTCGATTTAACTTACCGTGGTGTAAGACAAGAAAAAGAACTTACAAGTCTTAAGTGATTGAAACATTAGAGATATGTTTAGCATCTGCTATCTTTCTCACAATCATAACTGCTGAACTTAAGTTCCTATACGGAAAATAAATACAGGAGGGTTGCATCCCTCCTTTTTTTATGCTATAGTGATTGAAACAATAATATTATGGACAGAGAAAAATTAAAACTGATGGTTCGTAAGCTAGAGTTATTAGTTGATGATATTAAAGCAGAAGTTTTTTCTGATGTACAATCTTATGTAAGTCCACCTCCAACCATCACGCAAGATTATGATGAAATACTAGAGGACGACGATGGCTACCCAGACTAGCAGAGCAAAAAGATTAATTAAGTTATTAGAGAGATTACTTAAAAAAGATTATCTCTACGATAAAGAACAACTTAAATTAATTAGAGAACAACTTAAAGTTGCTAAAAATGAATTAGCAAAAATTGAAGAACAAACATCAAAAGGATTTAAATGAACGTATCTCTTGTAAGTGTATCACCCGATGCTGAAAAGCACATGGCATATTGTGCTCGTGTAAGTAATCCCAATAATCAAGATAATGAAAATTATGCAGGTCTATTAAGATATTGTATAAAACATCAACATTGGTCAATTTTTGAACAAGCATTTATGACTCTTGAAATAAATATCACAAGAGGACTTGCTGCACAGATATTGAGACATCGTTCTTTTACATTTCAAGAATTTAGTCAAAGATATGCAGATACAAATTTATTAGATACAAATATACCTTTACCAGAATTAAGAAGACAAGATACAAAGAATCGTCAGAATAGTATTGATGATATACCAGAAGAACAAAGTAAAATGTTACTTGGTCGAATACAAAATTATTTCAATGAAGGACTTGATTTATATAATGAACTATTGAGAGAAGGCATCGCAAAAGAATGTGCGAGATTTGTATTACCATTAGCAACACCAACTCGCATTTATATGTCTGGTAGTGTTCGTTCTTGGGTGCATTACATTGATCTTCGTTCTGGACACGGAACACAAAAAGAACATATGGATATTGCAAATGCTTGCAAGTCCATTTTTACCGAACAATTTCCAACTGTATCAGAGGCTTTGCAATGGGTCTAAATAACTATACTACTTTATAATATTATGGCAACATATCCTGTAGTTAATTCAAAAACTGGTGAACAAAAAGAAGTTGTGATGAGCGTCACACAATGGGATCAGTGGTGTTCTGATAATCCTGATTGGTCAAGGGACTATTCTGATCCCTCTACAATGCCAGGTGTTGGTGAAGTTGGAGAATGGAAAGATAAGTTAAGAAAGTCAAAACCAGGATGGAATGATGTCCTTAAAAAGGCATCAAAATCACCAGGTTCAAGAGTAAAGACACTTTAATCAAATGCCAAGAAAAAAGAAGACTAATGGGGATCAACCCATAGGTATCGGTTTAACTACGAAACAAATGAAACGTAAAAAACCGATTGGAAATACTTACCTTCTTGATATTGAACCCATCACAGATAATCAAAAGAAACTTTTTGATTCATATGCTGATGATAAACATCTAGTTGCATATGGTACTGCAGGTACAGGTAAAACATTTATTTCATTGTATAATGCTCTTGCTGATGTTCTTGATGAAACTACACCATATGAAAGAATCTATCTTGTTCGTTCATTAGTTTCAACTCGTGAGATTGGATTTTTACCAGGTGATCATGAAGATAAAGCAGACATTTATCAAATACCATACAAAAATATGGTAAAATATATGTTTCAAATGCCAACTGATGCTGACTTTGAAATGTTATATGGTAATCTTAAAGCACAAGAAACAATCAAATTCTGGAGTACATCCTTTATAAGAGGCACAACTCTAGATAACGCAATTGTAATTGTAGATGAATTTCAGAATCTTAATTTTCATGAATTAGATTCAATCATTACTCGTATTGGAGAAAATAGTCGAATTATTTTCTCTGGTGATGCTAGTCAAAGTGATTTGGTAAAAACAAATGACAGGAATGGCATACACGACTTTCTCAACATATTGCGCAAAATGCCATCTTTTGATATAATAGAGTATGGCATTGATGATATAGTTCGTTCTGGACTTGTCAAAGAATATATTATTTCAAAACTTGAAGTTGGTCTTTAATGTTTAATCATGTAGAACTGAATCTTCCTAAACTCTCTAGAGAAACTATTGACGGTGTTCGATATTACTCTGTGCCTGATGAAGATGAATTAATTAAATTAGTTTCAATCACATCTGTTACGAGTCATTATAATAAAGAAATTTTTATTAATTGGCGAAAGAAGGTTGGTGATGAAGAAGCAAACCGAATTACGAAAGCAGCAACCACCCGTGGTACTGACTTTCACACTCTAACTGAACATCATTTATTAAATGATGAGAAACTTCCAAAAGTTCCTCCAATTTCTAATTTTTTGTTTAATGTAGCGAAGCAAAAAATTGGTAATATAAATAATATTTACGCTTTAGAGGGTTCTCTCTACAGTAGGCAACTAGGAATTGCTGGAACAGTCGATTGTATTGCAGAATACGAGGACGAGTTAGCGATAATAGATTTTAAGACTTCTAAAAAACCAAAACCAAGAGACTGGATTGAACATTACTTTGTCCAGTGTATGGCATACGGTTGTATGTTATATGAATTAACGGGTATTTCTGTTATATAATTAGTAATTATTATGTCCTGTGAAAATGGAGAATGCATCGTCTATGAAGAATACAACAAAGCAAAGTATATCAAACTCCTCGGAGAATACATTAACAAATTTATTCAAGATAAACTGGAACTCTATGGAACCGAATAAAGAATTAGAACAGGCAATCGAGAATAAATTCTTGACACCTTCAAAATTTGCAATGGAAATCGAAAAGATTGTCGCAGAAGAGCAAGACTTCAATTATATTGATGCAATCTGTTACTATTGCGAAACTAATAATATTGAGGTAGAATCAGTATCGAAGTTAATATCCAAACCTTTAAAAGAAAGATTAAAATGGGATGCGACC